ATACAGACCTGTGTGGTTGGTGCTCCTAATTATGCGGATAGGCGTAAGCAAGTAATGGAAGACATAGCATGTCTTACTGATGGTTATGTTATTGCGGAGTCTAAAGGTATGCATATTAAAGACACGCAATTAGCCCATTTAGGAAAAGCTGACCGTATTGTAGTAACTAGAGATGACTGTACTATTGTAGTTAATGATAGAAATACTAGAGTATTAGATAGAATTGAAGAGATTAAGGCTCAAATAGGCTCAGAAGAGTTTGGTTATGATACCGATAAACTTCATGAAAGATTAGCTAAACTTAGCGGTGGTGTAGCCGTCATTAGTGTAGGCGGAGCTAATACTGTAGAGATTAGAGAGAAGCGTGACCGTATAGAAGATGCTTTAAATGCTACGCGAGCAGCTTTAGATGAAGGTATTGTCTCAGGTGGTGGAGTTGCTTATATAAGAGCTAGTACAGGATTGAATAAACTTAGCGTACTAAATTCTGATGAAGCTAGAGGTATAGAGATTGTGCGTACTGCTTTAGAAATGCCATTACGTATTATAGTAGATAATGCCGGATTAGAAAGTTCAGCAGTCTTAGACCGTGTTAAACGCAATAAACGTAACCATGGATTTAATGCTAAAACAGAGAAATTCGAAAATTTAATTGACGCGGGTGTAATCGATCCTGTTAAAGTAAGCCGTATCGCACTAGAAAATGCTGTAAGTATTGCTAGCCTGTTACTTACTACAGAAGTTACTATTATAACCAATTTTAATAATGCAGGACATCAACAAATTCCTCAGGCGTGAAAACGTACGTAAAGTAAAGATTTACAAACCTAAGAAACATATTAAAAAAGAAACTAAAAGGGAGAGGGTATCCCGTATTAACAAAAACCTAAAACTGACTAAAGCTCTTTGTAATAAACTTTTAAAAGTATCCGCGGACACACACACTATAGAAATACTATACGTACTAGAAGATTTTTTGATAGTAGTTGAAAAAGATTCTGAACTAGATAATTTGATACTAGAAATCATAGAATCTTACCACGAAACAGGAAATTTGAATTATGAACTGTGGACTCTAGAGAAAAAGAGCCATATTAAAGAGAGATAAATTTATATAACACTTTTTTATTTAACTTTTAAATAAAAATTATTAACTTTGCATGGAAAATAATGAAACTAACGAAGGCTTGGAGTGGATCTTAGATGAGACTTCAGGCGAGTTTGTACAACACGATTCCTCTAAAGAGGCTAAAACAGATGATACTCCTGTTGAGGAGACTGATGATACAGACGAAGACGATCCTAATAAAATTAAAAATCCTTATGAAGACGTAAATACTACGGATGATGATGAGGATGGTGATGAGGAAGACGAGTTTACTCCTGAGTTTTACGAGGCTAATTTTAGCTTCTTAAAAGATTCTGGGTATTTAATGCTTCCAGATGATTACGAATTTACTCCAGGATCAAAAGGTTGGGAAAAAGCTTTAGAAGACAACAGTAATCAAATTCAAGAGATTATAGTTGAAGATATGTTCTCCAGACTAAATGATGAAGGACGAGCATTATTAAACTTCTATTTAAAAGGAGGTACTAATATCAATGAGTTTACTCAAGTAGCAGCACAGACTGATACATTTGATGTAAGTACTGAAGAAGGTCAGCGAGAAGCCGTAGCAGAAATGTTACGAAAAACTACATCTTTCTCTGAAGATAAAATCAGCGATTATGTAGAAAACAGTTTTTTAAATGATAAACTTGAAGATGAAGCCGGAGAGGCTGTACAAACTTTAAAAAGTTTAAAACAAGAAAGTCTTCAAGCATTAGAAGAAAAAGCTGCAAAAGATCGCGAAGCTTATAACCAAAGAGTTCAAGAAGCCTCAACCGAATTAGCCCAGGTACTATCTACAAACAATAATGTTTTTGGAATACCTATTAGAAAAACAGATTTGTCTCTAGTCAATAATATATTTGAACCTATTAGACTACAAGACGGTACTGTTACTACAAAATATGAATATCAGTATAATTTAGCTATGCAAGATCCAAAGAAAGTTGCAGCTATTGCTAAGATATTAGATTCAGATTTTGATTTTAGCGCGTTAACAACAGCTAATAAAACGCAAGCTACTAAAGATTTAAAGAAAAAGCTAAAGGATGTGTATACTCCTGGTAAACAAACTAGGAAAAGTAAAAACCACAGATCTGGAAACTTTGATTGGGAATCAGTAGACTTGGCAAAATAAATTAAAAATTAACTAAATAATTATTAAAAAATGAGTTCTTTACAAAGTCAATTTGTTATTAAAAAGTATTCAGAATTTGGAGGTAACTTCATCGATTCTGACTACCTTGCCGCATCATTAGATACAGGCAAGCCACATGTTTTTGATGACCTGTTTGTAAAGATTTATTCTGCCCAAAACAAGTTTAAAGACAAGCCTCTTATAGGTTCTACTCGTGGGGTTGGTAATGTAAAAACTATTCCTGTAGAAGTCTTCAGATGGTTTTTGCAAGGCGCAGACTATAAATCTTTAAGGGTTGTTGAAAATCTTGAATCCGCTAACGCAGCACCAGGTATTGGTGGCGGTACATTCCGTATCAAGTTAGATCAGGATTGGGTAGGTGCTCCCGAAGTACTAATGGGTGAGGACAATGATTACAGTGTCCGTATCGTTAATGGTCCTATCCCTGATGGTGATGGCTTTATCTATGAGGTTTACATCGAAGATGATGATACTTCTAGGTTCTTCCCAGTAGAATTACTGGAACCAGGTCGTGAATTCTGTAAGTCTTGGACTTCAGTTTCGTCTGAAATGAACGATGAATTTGGCGGACAAGAGTACCCAAGTTCTTACATGCTTGAATCTCAAGTAGGAGCGTTCGCACAAAAACTTAAAATCACTGATAAAGCGTTACGTGAACACGGACGTATTGGAGTTAAGCTTCAAGATCGTGAAGGTAGGATGGTTGAACGGTTCATTCCTATGGCTGAACAAATGATGTTTGACGAATTGGAAATGAGCAAGGAAGTGCAGCTTACATATGGTAAGCGTTCTACTAAGCCAGGTCCTCGTGGTTACTGGATTAAAACTGGTCCAGGACTTCGCCAACAACTACGCGATGGTTGGATTAAGTACTTCAACTCGGATATTACTGAGTCTGAACTAGAATCATATTTGATGGACATTTTCTTTAGCCGTACAGATCGCTCTGAGCGTAAAGTCACTTTCATGACTGGTACAATGGCTTCTATTATGTTCCATAGAATGTTAGCTAATTCAGCTCGTGGATTCCTTACAGTAGATCATAATTATATTGAGAGAGTAGGTTCTTCTCCTCGCCACCTTTCATTTGGTGCTCAATTTACACACTACCAAGGTGCTGAAGGTATCGAAGTAGATTTGATGTATAATCCTTTATACGATGATCTTAAGTATTGTAAGAAGACACATCCGGATGAAACTAATCGTCCAATCGATTCTTGGAGAATGACCGTAATGGATTATTCTGCTCCTAAAAATAGCGGATTCGGTTCTAACTTAAACTATTTAGAAGTTGCTAATACATATACACATGGATATGTTACTGGTACTGTAGGTCCTAATGGCCCTATTTCAGGAGGCGCTACTACTGAGTTAGTTGGAGCATACAAACGATTCGTACAAGGTACTGCAGGTATCCAGCTAGTAGATGCTACTAGAAGTGGTGAACTTATCTTCGAATACGAATAAGACACAGAATAAGCCGTTTACATTTATATAAACAATAATTCCCACTTTATCCCTATAACGGCTACGGGAGAGTTGGGGAGCTTTTATTATGAAAGTACAGATAAAAACAATACCTGGCAGGGAGACCGCCAGTAAAATTCATGAGTGGACAGACCAAAACACTCATAAACCTTTAGGTAAATCTAAAGTAGGTAATGCGAAAGACGAATATTGCCTTTTTCCTTCTAAACGTCTAGGAGGTAATTTGAACACAGGAAAGATGCTAGACATTATTGAAAATCCTGAGTTTGGAAAATCCAAAGAAGAATTAGGAAAAGATTGGGAATATCTATCTGACAAAAAAGAAATTACTAGACAAGAGTATTTAGAATTTAAACACGGCAAACCTCGAAATTTTTATACAAATAAAAAAGGGGTTACAGGACAACCAGCTGATGCAAAAACTTATATGCAGAAGTTAAAGTTGCCCTTATCTGACGGAACTACTATTCTAGATACGGCTAATCAAGATGATGAAATAAGGTACTATGCCTTTTTTGACCACACCTTGGTTGCTACTTCGCTAGACCAATATCGTAAGCATTTAAAACCTAAAGCTACTCATTATATATCTAGTCAAGATGAAGACATTGAGATTAGACTACGTGGAGCTAAACTTAAAAATAAAGCTATTGCTAAATTAGAAAGCGATGACTTTATTGATGATAACAAGTTACTAGTACTTAAAGCACTAGCTTGGAATAACAAACAACTTACTTTAAGAGGTAAGGA